ATAATCGGAGCCAATTCCTTCATACTTATATTAAGTTCAACATTATCCCTTAAAATTCTAGCTGTCTCTTTTCTCATAGCTTGGCTCTGAAGTCCCATAGCTCCAAATGTCTGTCCAACTATATCCAATTGTGAATTTAAATCTTTAAATGCTGAAAATAAGAATAGAAATGATGGTATAGCCGTAACAGCAGGATCAAATTTTGCTTGTTCTAAATACCCTTTAAATTTACGAAAGAATGGTATAGAAGCTCCAAATCCTTTTTCCATACGTTTAAACTGTTTATCCGTATTATCTTTTAATTTTTTTTGTAATTCTGTCTGATATTCTAATTCTTTATTTGTTTTTACAATTTCTTCTCGCTTCTCTATGACACTCTCTAATATTTCTTTCTGAAAATTTAATCTTTCCTCGTCATCTTTAGATAATTGTCCATACATTAGTTTAGTTTCTATATCAAGCAACTCTTCAGTTAATGATCTAATAGTTTTCTTAGTATCACTTATTTTTTTGAAAAATTCTATTTCTTTTTCTGCAATAGCTAATTTATCTTTACCGTAATGGTAAATAGCACCTTCAAGTTCTAGATCCATACCACGTTGCATATATGACTCGTTAATTAAATCTACCAAACTTCGTTGTTCATTTGTTATTTCTTTGCCAGTAAGTTTTTCTTGTAATAAAACTTCTTGAATATTTCTCTCTACATCAAGAACATTACTTTTAGCGCCTTCAACTCTACGAACATAATCAGCATGAGCCTTTTCTCTATTTAATTTGGCATCTCTTAGTTGCTTTTCTTTATTTAATTGTTCTGCCAAATTTTCTTTTTCTAATAGATTTTGAGCTTCTATCTTTGATTTTCTTTCTTCAAAGAAATTTGATTCTGTTTGTCTAACAGATACAATCTCGTTAACCACATCAAGTTGTCCCTGTAGTTCTAATAATTCACCCTGTAAGTTGGATATTTGATCGGCAGAAGCGTTGCTTATTTGATCTCTTTTATCCGCAATTCTTAATTCAAGTTCCAATAATTCTTTAGTCAAACTAACATTACTAATGTTACTCGAAGTAATTTTTTGAAGAAAATCTAAATTTCTCTCAAGAAGATTTAATTGAAAACCTCTAACCTTATTTATATCAGAATTTAAATTAATCTCACTTTGCTTCTTTTCTATTGTTTTTTGTAAATTTTCAATATTATCTTTATATAGATCAGAAGTTTCTTTACCGGTTAAAAGTTCTTTTTTAAGGAGTTCATTTAGATTTTTTTTGACACTAAACCGACGTTCTTCTAATTCAAGAAGATCTTTTTGGGACAAATAATTTTCAAGATTTTGTCTTTTATCACCAGATGTTTTTCTATTTTTTTTACGTGCCATAATTTTCCCTAAATATGCGGTTTAAGTCTATCTATAAATATACAATTATAAGAAAATTAGTACCTGATTCGAGGATCTTTTGGCTTTTTTGAATTGGACTTTACTTTTTCAACTTCTTTTTGCTCTTTTTCTTTTTCTTCTATCAACTTTTCAGTATAAAATCGTCTGAGATAAACTGGCATATTATACACATCAGAATGAGTAAAACCATTACCATAATGTACCAATGAAAATATGTCTTCGTGTAAAGTTTTTCTATATTGTGGAGGCAGGCCAAAAAAAGGAAATCTCCATAGGGATGATTACCTCTCTTTCTTCACCATCGAAATCTACAAATTGTTTCAAATTGATGTCGGGTGATATTTTCATCATTTCTGATCTAAGAGCTATTGAATCTCTTGATAGCATATTATCAACAAAACTATTTAATTTAACTTTATCAACCTCACCGTTAACTGATAAAATTTGATGTTTTAACCTGGTAGTTATTTCTCTAGAAGTTCCACCAAGTTTTTTCAATGATTTTAACTGTGATTCTATCATCTTTTCATCTCTACCATTAAGTAATTTAAATGTAATTTTAAGTTTAGATGTCGGCAATTCAAATTCAAATTCATTCTTTGAATAATCAACATCATCTGGCAATTCTTTAAATGGACATTCAGATAAATCAAAATCATGATCAATTTGTTCACCTGTAGTTGGATCCGTTAAAGATACTGTATATTGTGGTCCATATGCAAGTATTCTTGCAGCTATCATAATAGCATTTTTATCACCAATCAATAAATCGTTTACATTTACACCTTCAGTTATAATTAATGAATCTAGTAACGTATCTAATACCACACCCTTTTTAATTAAATTTTGAGACGTTAATATATCTTCTTCTTTAGCAGTCATATATTTTATATCTATTTTACCATCTCTTAATGGATTTCCATCTGGATATAATTTGCCGCCACTAGGTAAATCAATAATCTCATGTGGATATTGATATTCTTGCTTCTTATCAGCCATTGTAACCTCCTATACTTCTAATGCTCTCCTAAACCAACCAAATAAGAATTTCTCTTGTTCTGGTTTTTTATTTACAAGATCATAGTAATGTTTTAGTCTATAACATCTTACCCTATTATCACAGGGTTTATATTTATTAATTGCCTTCACAGTTGATGGTCCAAATCCACCGTCAACTTTTAGATCCGCACCTTTTGCATTACATGCTCTCTGTAATACTCTTACTGCAGTTCCTCTACCTTGATTAATACACATATCAAAATATATGTGTCTTAGATTTTCAGGTAGCTGTGGTACTCTATTTTTTACCCAATAATCCTTATAATAGATTTCTGTAGCTTCCTCTTTTGTAAGATTTTTTATATCTACATCAGGATAGAATCGTTTAGTGATACCCCAATTAGTTTCGCCGCCTAAATCGCTCGCATCATGTATATATCCACCTTCGTGTTCTAATACAACTTCTATTATATCATCAAATTTTGTTAACATAGTGAAATCTCCATCTCAATATATAAATATATACATAAACAAAAAAGAGGAAAATAAATTTCCTCTTTTAAGTGAGACCGGTGTGGTTGTGTATTAAAATTGTAATATTGCGTAATCGTACCGTAATGTAAGTGTAATATCTACTGGATCACTTGAAGCAAAATCTAAATCACCAAACTGAGCGTCCTGAATCCAAGTTCCTTTAAGTTTCCATTCTTCAACTATATCACCTACAGGTCCCAACACCTGAAATGTAACATCTTTTTTATAAAAATCTGAATAACCATCTCTACCCGTAACTGATTCGTGTGATAATCTTACCCACTCCATAACTGCTTGTGCAGCTGATGGAACAACTGGATCATATAATGTACATTGTAATGTTTGCCACACACCCTTACCTTTAACCCATCTTCTTATATTTAGATGGTCTAATTGAACTTCTTCAAATGTAATTTGAGGTCTATTCATTGTTTTAACGAGGTAAGCAGGTATTCCGTCTATCTGCATCAAAAATCGTTGTTTTATTTTCGGTTCAAACGGTGTGAACATTATGTCATTAGCATCTACTAAACTTGCCATTATATTTCTCCTAGTTAAGTATTCATATCTATTTCTTTATATAAATATAAAAATAAGGAAAAAGCTCACGAATTAACATGAACTTTTTCCCCTATATTTTATTATTCACCAAATGAAGCACCTGTAGGCATCACCACAAAGTCTAATACAATAAACTCTGCAGTTCTTGTAGGTTGAACGAATACTTGTCCCCTCAACTCATTCCTATCGACAACGTCTGGTGTATTATTTGTATCATCCATTACTACTCTAAATGCTGAAACACCACTATTAGATTGTACTGTTTCCAAGAATGGATTTGCTATATTTAAGAATCTTTGTCTTAAAGCAGCTGTATTCTGTTCAAACACCAAGAATCTTGATGAAGAAGCAATAAACTTCTTAATCTTAATTAATAATCGTCTTACATTCACTCTATCAAGAGCTGATGGTTTAGCTTGAAGTGTTTTTTGTCCCCAAACAACTACACCTTCACCTGGGAATGATGCAATTGGATTGACTCTACCTTCATATAAATCATCTCTTTCAGCGTGGGTTAATCTTTCTTTTGCTCTTATTACTGTATCCAGTCCACCTCTATTCAATCCTGCAGGTGCGAACCAAGGATGAGCAACTTTATCTGTAAATGCAATTACTCCGGGAACTACCACAGATGGTGGGACCCAAACTTCTTTTGAATTATCAGCATCCCATATTTTAACCCATGGCCAGTATGTTGAAGAATAATTTGTATCTTCAGCTTGAACTTGATCTATAGCCTGTTGTTTAGTTGAACTATAATGTACAGCATCAAATACATAAAAACAATCTTGTCTATCTTCTACTATATCTCTGGCATGTGTATGAACTGCATTGTGTTGCTGTGATGTTATTCCAGGAAGAACTAACATATTGATGTCAATTTCATCTGGATTAGATACTACATCTACACCATATTTCCATTGATCTTGATCATCTGAAGTATCATTTGGATCAGAATTACCAAGTCCAAGATTCATATTACCTGCCCAATTGGATCCACCATATGCAGCTGTTTTAGTAGGATCCCATCCATCGAATCCGCCTTGTAAACCTACACTAAATCGTTTAACATTCAACGTTGAAGCTGGAGTTACATTACATGATTCTAAATGAAATACTGAACTAGTAAACTGTGCAGCTGTAGTTTCTGTATCATAAGCACTGTGCCAAGCTAAAGTATCTCTAGCCAATCCACTATTAGAAGTAGATCCACTATCAAAATCAACACCATGATAATATTTAGAATTAAATACTCCACTTGCAGTCATATTAGATCTAATAGGTAATGCAGGTGCAGTTCCAGCATTTGGAATCCATGGAAATGTATATTTACCAAATCCAAATGGAAGAAGATTGAATTTTCCTGGTTCTTTAATATTATCAAAATCTGTTATTCTAACATATTTAGATTTATTTGTATATTCTCCATTAATTTGAATTTTTTTGGTTGATGATATGAATTGATATTCAATATCTCCAATTCTTTTAACAACATAATTTGGAGAATCAGGATCAAAATTGCATCCACCGAATGATTCAACAGCTATAGGTCTTTTATCTTCATCGTCAAATTGTCTAACAATAACATCAAATGAACCATAATCCGATCCAGCAACGTCAGCAGCTTGCTTTATATTTGATATAGAAATTTTAACATCTTTATTAGATGCATCTCCATGAGATAAGGATTGAAGTCTAAATAGATCAGTATAATCTGTAGCACTTGATCCAGTTTGACTTATAATATACGGAGTTTTAGCTGCATTATAAGATGGTAATACTACATTCTTTTGAGTTAAAACAAGATCAGTTGTACTACCTACGTCACCGGCTGAAAATGGCATAATAGAATGTACATATGCCGGATAGTTACCAGCTTTAGCAGATTTTGCATTACTTCCCAACACATCAACAATATAATGTCCATCTGTAGGATTTAAAGACATAGTTGGACTTAAATTACCATCGCCATGCCAATCTATAACAAAATTTCCTGCATCTTTAGTAGCAGTTACGGCTGTATCAAGTAGATTCGCTCCAGAAGCAGTTGAAAATAAAACAGCTACAGTTGAAGACGCTGTTGCTGCTACACCACCTTTTATTTTTCCTAACCCTGTAGCATCACCATAAGCTACTCCA